TCGAGGACCATCAGGCCCTCGTTCGTGATCTGACTGATAGTCAGAAGGTTGTTAGACAAGACAGTCTCCTATGCGCTTTAGCGCCGGCGCTGCCTCAATTCGTTCATCCGGAGCCGTTTGTAGTCCTGAAAGCTCAACGCCTCTCTCGAGTTCGTGGCTACAGGGGCTTCAGATCCACGAATTGAAGCAACGGGCGCGGGTGCGCGAGTGGTTTCAATAGTGGTTTTGGGCTTGGCTTCCGCTTTCGCTTCTGCCGAGGCCGATTTCTCAAACGATGTTTCGATCTTGCCGAGCTCGAGCAGCGCCTTCGCCGCGGGCAACGCAAAGATCCGCTTCTGATCGTCTGGATTTTTCGCCAAGTGGTACGCGATATGCGGGCCGTATTCGGACTCCAATATCGCGGCCTGTACGTGCGCTGGAACGGCCACTTTCACCCGGTCGGCGGCTGAAATGACCTCGTCGAAGTCCTCAAATTCGGACTTCGCAAGCTCCACACGAGTCTTCATCAACTCGTTTTGGCGTTCCATCGCCAGACGCTGCCGCTCGTCATCACGGGCTTTAGCGATCTGTTGTTCGGTCAGCTTGCGGTTGAAGTCCGTCAAGGCCTTCGCGAACGAGGCGATGTCCTGATAATCAGCCGGATTGGGCTCTTTGAGTGCCTCAGTCTTGGGCTGTTCGATCGACTTTAACGATTCAAGCTGTGCTTCCAGCTCGCCTATCCTGCGCTCGGCGCGAAGCTTGGCGTTGTACTCGTCCTCAGCAAATTCCTCGGCCTCTTTACGGGCTCGAGTCAGTTCGTTGATGCGAGTCTGGACGTCCTTCTTCTCGCCTTTCTTGGGGGCATCGGGTTCGCCCTGGGGCTCGGGTGGCGCATCCGGCGACGTTTCGCTGCCGGTGGCGACAATCGGGCTTTTTTCGGCGTCTGTACCAGTCGATTTATCGACCGCTGCGACGAGCTGTTCGTTCGTCTGAATATTGACGCTTCTGGTGCGTTCCGCTGCGTAATCCGCAAGGTTTGCGTTGGTCACAGTCGTGATGGCCATGGTCTACCCACGTATTGATCCCTTGGAAACCGCCAAGTGCGGGGCAAAGAGTCACCGCTCGCGGGGTCTGCCAGACCACGCAAAACGAATTAACTATTCGGACCGTCGTTCCGCTTTTTCTGCGGACTTTTCGAGTTCTTTCGCCGCACGCCGGTTGTGTTCGGCCTCGGCGTGGGTGTTAAGCAGCTGCGTCGCGGCGTGGATCTCGGCCACGTCGTGCGCGGTGATGGACTTGACGTGCGTGTCGAACATTGAGGTGTGCGCCTTGGTCTGCACGTCCTCGCGCCGCACCCCGAGTTCCATCTGGGTGCGCTGCGTCTCGGCCTGTTCCTTCATCTGCAAACGCTGCGTCTCGCCCTGCTGGCGCATCTGCTCGATGCCCGACTTGGTCTTGAGTTCCAGTTCGAGCGCCATGTGCGACTGCTGCATCTGTTGCAACTGCTGCTGTAGACCCTTAATCATCATCTGCGCCTTCGGCGGGATGTCAGAGTCCTTGTCGATCTGGGCGCCGGGGATCATCGCGGCCATGCGGTCAGCGATCGTGTCGGCGTCTGGGAAGTCCAGAGAGCGGACAACGACGTCACCCGCTACCTTGGCCGTCATCTCGCCGAGCGGCGTCGCCAAGAGCTCGAGCATGGCCTCCGCGGCCTCCTCGCGCTTGGTCTGGTAGCCCGGGCCGGAGTCGACCACGGTGTCGTACAAGCCGCCGGTGAGGTCGTTCTTGATCCGCACCACCGCTTGGGTCAGCGGGTCGCGGACTTTCTCGTTAATCGTGGTGGTGTCCGGCGTGCCATCGTCGCCGATGATGCGCTGGATACGCTGCGTGTCGTAGAAGTGCGGAATCAGGTCGCTGACGATCGAACCGATGTGCTTGAGCGAGCGGGTCAGGTTGTCGGCGAAGTCAAAGTGACTGATGTCCGACAGGCCCTGCCGGCGCTTGATCGCCAAGCCCGAGACCACTTCGCCAGGTGAGTCCTGACCCGGCTCGTGCGGCATACCCGCGACGGCCATAAAGTCGGACTGCGAGCCCTGTATCCACTGCATCAGCCCTTCGGCTGGCGCCATCGCCGACTGCCGTTGCGGCGGCGGCATCAGTTCGCCGTTCGGACCAGTGACCGGCTTGTACGGTAACGCGACGATCGGCTTGCGGTTGGCATCGCGCCACGCCGCTTCGTGGCCTTCCATCTGCCCTTCGGCAATCAGCCAGGGCGCCTTCGGCTGGAGCGCGGCCACCTCGGTCATGGTGGTCTGACCGTAGTTGTACATGCGAGCCGGGTCGCGCAGGTCGCGGATCATGCCCTTGCGGACGATCCGGCCGTTGAGATCCACCTCGCGGCCGTACACCGGCACGATGGGGATGTACTTGCCCGGCCACTCGCGGCGGTCGAGGACGGCCGTCGCCGAGAGCAAATACCACTCGACGAATTTACGCATCACCCGGCGGGTGCGGACGATCTCAATGCCGGCCGCTTCGAGGGTGTCTTCTTCGGGCAGCTCGTCGGTGAACTTGGTGCTGCCGTCCGAGAGCATGTGCAGCGTGTCCATCTTGCGGTGGACTCGCCAGTATTCGGCGACCCGGATCTGCTCCTTGGTGGCCCAGTCGGCGACCGAGTCACCCGAGCCCATGTACTGCCAGCCGAGCGGATCGACGTCGCCGTAGCGGACGCGGTACTCGTCACGGCGCATCATGTCCGAGACGATTGCCCAGGACGCGTCCGAGCCGTCCGGCATCGAACTCGTCGGGTCGAAATAGACAGTGAACGGGTTGCGGATCGGATCGATCGTCAGATCCTGATCGAACGAGCGCTCGTCGACGTAGCGGCTGCCGACGCGGATGTAGCCCCAACCGCCCCGCACGGCGCTCTCGACCGCGCAGTCGTAGGCGTAATCGGCGCTCGAGGCCGACTCAATGTGCCGCATGAGCCCGTTGCGGACCTTGGCCGCCTGTACGTCGGCGCCGTCGCCCACCGGGTGGAACTTGATCCGGGGGCGGTTCTCGCGCAGGGCGTTGGTCACCCGGCGCACCATCGCGTCGGTGATGTTGATCGTCAGGCACGGACGGCCGTCGGTGTCGCGGTCGCGGCGAATGTCGACCGGCCACTGGTCGCCGTTGGCGAAGTTGATGTCGGTCAACGCCTCGGTGCGATTGGCGCTTTCGCTGTCCATCGCGAGCTTGTACCGCTCTTGGCACTCAACGATCAGATCTTGGTCGTTGGTGGCGGCTGAGTCCGAGGCGTACGCCATTAAGTCATCCAACCTGTGGGTGATGGCATTTGGTGATTAAATGCCTGTGGTTTCTTGAACGATTTTGTCGTTGCAAAGCGGCGCATCATCATCGCGTAGCGCGTGGCGCTCATCAGGTCATCGTTCTCTTTGACGATGAGCCCTTCTTTGCGGTGATAGACGTTGAACTCTTCGAACCAGTTGCTCAGGTGTGCAAACACCTTGAAGCGACCGGTCTGCATTCGATCGAGCAGCTCGGACACGCCGGCTTCTAAGCCGTTGGTGCCGTCCTCGAAGGTGGCGCGGACGCCAAGCATCTTTAAGCCTTGCGCCCGGTACTGCGCCATCAGCTGCTCGCCCGAGCCCTTGTCGTGCTGTAGACCGTCGTGCGGCCACGACCAGGGCAACCAATCGCCCCACGGCTTGACCGCGGCGGCGAACATGGCCGGCGTCTGCTCACGCGCTCGGTGCGTCGCAATGACGTATAAACAATCGGCATCCCGATCCCATGCCATGCGGACGGCCGCCGAGGGGTGATCCCAACCGAAGTCCAGACCGCAGATCTGCGGCCAGTGCTGCGGAATCGGGAACGATTCACACTGAATCGCGCCCTGGGCGATCGGGAACACGCGGCCCGAGCCCATAGCCGGGATGCCTCGCGTACGGGCATCGCGCTCGAACTCGGGGTAGGACGCAATGATCGCGGCCTTCTGCTCGTCCGAGTAATGGCTCGCATCGTCAATCGTCATGGTCGTGACGGACGTGCCGGGGACTTTCTCAATGATGAACCGACGCACGACGTTCGACATACCCAACAGCGGGGTAAACGTCATAAACACCATGCCGTTCGTGGCGTTGGTGCGGGTCAGCCCTTCGATGTAGATGTCGCTGTCCGGCTCTTCGTCAAACCACACATAGTCCAGCGTTTCGCCCTGCCATTTCTCGCGACCTTTCTCATACGATTTAAGTGCGATTGTGGAGATGTCGCCGGTGGCATGGCGAACGCTGATCGTGTCGACTAGGTCGGCGATACCGCGGGTGTTGCTGTAGTCAACAATCGCCGTTTTCGGTATCGAACCGGTACCGAATTGCCCCGGGCGTCCCAGCAAAATGCGCTGGACGTTGTCTCGGGTGCTTTCTCCGGTGATGCCGGCAACCCAGCCAGTAGTTGCTCGATCCCATCGGCGGCCTTGCCACCAATCGGGATATTGTCCTGTGGCGTGCATGGCCACTTCCATGCCGGCTGACCAGGTCTTGCCGACTTGATTAGCAGCCATGAGTAACCGCTCTCGGTTACTGGCTCCGGCGGCATGGAAGTCACGTTGCTTTTGGTACGGGCCGTACGACTTCAGCCTCGATTGGCGCTTGCGTAAATCCGCTTCCTTCATCAGCGCGGATAGCAAGCTGGCTTCGTAAGAACTCGATGCCGGCTGTGAGTTGGTCATCGGTCAAGTCTTCCAAGGCTTTGGCCGGCTCGACCTGCTTGGGCAGCAAAGATGCAATCATCTTCACGTAACCCATGGGGTCTTCTTCGCGGGCCGCCTCGATCGCCCGCTTGCCGTGTTGCTCGAAATCGTCCGCGAGTCGGTTCAGGAATGACCCTGTAACCTTCAGTCGCGCACCGACGGGCCTGCCGCCGGGGTTGCCCGATTGCCCGGGCTTGAATTGATAGCTAACCAGCTGCTGCGCGGTATTGCCTGGCATGGATTCCTGCCACGTCCTTTTCGGACGCGATGATGTGTTCTTCGCCGCGGTACATGATCCGCGGGAACGCGTAACCACCGATGTCCAAGCCGCCGAGTTCCACGATGTCGCCTACCTTGACTTCGGTGGGGCGAAAGACTTTTGACTTCCAGACCTTGGAGCGGTCGCTGTTGTATCGGTTGGGGAACTCGCCCGGGCCGATGGCGACAACCTCACCGCGTAGGGTGCGGCCGCGCCAATGGGCCTCGATGGTGGTCGACAGCTCGACCTTGAGCGGTCGGACGATCATCCGATCGCCCAGCGGCTTGATGTTCTCGTCCACCCACTCGACACGCCCATCGCGCATGTCGAGACCTTCTTGTCGGATCTGCGGCTTCGGGGGCGAGAGGATCATGGATGCTTGAGAGCTGAGGTTTTCACTTCGCGCCGGATGAGCGCCTTGTCTTCGGCCTCATCCTCGTGGCGGCGCTTCTTGCGGCGCTTGTACTTGCCAACGGTCGACTCCTCGCCGTCCATGAAGCGGCCCATGAACTTAGCCAGGTTGTCGCCCTTATGCGGCGAGGACATTAGCCCGGCTCGTCGTCGTGCTTTTCGTCGCCCGGACGGCCGGCTTTGCCCATGTGACGCTTAGCCGGCTCTTCCGCTTCCTCGCGGCCGGCGTGCGGCGCCTTGCCCTTGTGGTGGTCGTGGAAGTGGTGGGCCATTTCCGACTTGTGCGGCGTCGAGCTGACGCGCAGTTCGTGCTTAAAGCCGTACGGCACGCCGTGCTGGCCCGATCCTTCGTGGATCTCGGCCTTGAGCTTCGGCGGTGCGCCCGGGCCAGAAGCCGGCATTTCGCGGGGCGGCGACGGGCGCCGGGAAGGATGCTTATCGACAGCCATTGCGGGCTCCTGAGATAAAAAAAAGCCCCACTCAATGGCGGGGCTCAAGACGCGTTACATAACAACGCGGGAGGGGGTATGAGTGCGATACATTCATTCGCACGATGCCACCATCTAACAAAGTGATTCCGTAATCAAATTGCACTCGAAATGTATCCACACACTCGCCAGCGAGCGCGGTTCAGGACGGCATCGAAGCGACGCAAGGAAAGCTTGAGCCGGCGTGCGAGCAGCTCACGCGGCGCCCACTTGAGGTAATACTCACGGATGACGGCGCGATCCTCACCGCTCAGGTGGGCGACCGCGCGGTCGGTGATGGCCACGGGCTCCGGCATGTCCGACACTTGACCCGTGCCGTGACTGGCGCCCGGCCCCTCCTCGATCAGCCGGCCAAGGATGGTGCGCTCCGGCCAACCGCCCGGCGCCTTATCTCGCGCCCAGCGTGACCACGCCTCGAGGCGCAGGTGCACCAGTTGGATCTCGGGCGCCATGTGACTGCGCGCCCGCCGATCAGGGTTCACAGTTGTCGATCCAGACGTTGCAGACACGTTGGGCTTCCTCCAAGTTGTGAACAACAAAACGCACCGCGCCCTCTGAGAGCGCAAAAAACTTGACCTGATCCGGTGTCAGCCCTTTGCCCGGCATCTTGACCTCGAGCAAGGCAAAGTGCGGGCGGCCCGTGCGGCCGACCAGTAGGTCGACGGGCGTGTCCAGGCGAATGACCCAGTACCCGAGGGCCTCCAAACCGTGCACGATGGGCAGTTCGTTGGCGTCTCTTTTGGCGGCATAGCGATTGAGGCTCATGGGCTGTTACTGAGCCCCGTCAGCCGCTTGACCGAATAGGCCGACCTGCTGCGGCTTCGTTGCATCGAAAGCGTCTTACAGAGCCTACAATTTGGCTGTAAACGATCTTTCGTGCTTGGGTGCCGAGCGAAATCTGAGACCGGCAAATACTGGTGACAGCCGGTGCAACGGCGATCGCCGTCCTCGTTGTATCGGGGCGGTTTGGCGGGTTTTTTGGCGGGTTCTTTGGCGGGTTTATTTTTGGCCTCCCGAGCCGCCCTCGCCTCCTCCTTGTCCTCGAGGTCGGGGATGACCTGGGATAGGTTTCCACCCTTCTCAGCCACCACGCCGCCGACGATCAGGTGGTAGATCG